CTAACTAATCTTCTTCCAGCCTTGCTGCAATTTATTATTTAATTGATACTTGCGAAGTGGTTCATATACACAAACCTGTCTGCCATTTTCGAATTTGATAAGAGTAACCCATTTTGCATCTTTTTTATGCTTCATGACTTCGCCTTCTTTCTCAATTTTCGATTTTTCTTAAATTGTTCTAGCTCTATCCAACCTCCATCAATCTTCGAATATGTAATAAGTGATAAACGGTGAGGATACTTATATTCAAAAAGCTTCTTCTTCACTTTGAAAGCTTCTGTTTCCATCCCTTTAACGTCTACTACTTCAATGGATCCATTAGTATGATGAATCTCGAAATCTGCAATATATTCAATCTTCCGAAACTTAGTTCCGTTCTTTACGAAAGCCTCTTGGAGCAAGTACCTTGGCTGGATACGAAAGAAAAGAATTTCACCATGAAGTTGCAACCATTTAAGCTGTTCATAATATCGAGCTTCTATCTTTGAATCAAAAACTATGCCATCTATTTCAACCTTTTTTGAACCATATTTTGATGCTATTGCCAAAATTAAACCTCCTATGCTGCTACTTCTTTCTTTAATCGATTCATAATATAGGCTTGTCCTTTAGGTGTGACACGCATTGTCAACCAAGTAAGCGTACCCTTTGATGTTTCCTTTACACCTTGTGAAACTTCAAAATATCCACGATTAAGGTACTCTTGATAAGGCTCGTTCTTATCAGCAAAGACTAACTTCCAATCTCTTAATTTCTGCCATAGCTTCTTTTCACCGACCATTATGCCTTTCTTGCAACAAATCTTAGCAACTTCACGCACAAGAAGAGACTTTTCAGATGCCATACATGTTTCAGCAAATGAAACTAGAGGCTCTTGAATGAGTAATTGTGTTTTCATTTCTTGAATCTGACGATTAGAAAATTCAAGTGCACGTTTCATGACCATTTCAGGGCTATTCCAAAGCTTCTCTAACTTAAGAAAGTAATGTCTGGCTTGCTTTCCTCTTTCAGAACGCTGCAACATAGAAATTTCTTTAGCCATATCTAACTTCATAGCGTAATCAGTAAATTCTTGTTTATTCTGAGGGTGTACCATTTGGTACGGGGTATAATCTATATTGACATCAAATCCATAGGAGCACATTTTCTCAAACCACTTACTAAATCGTTCCTTACTTCCTAAAAACCCATGAAGCTCACGACCACTGATAATAATCTCGCCATTTTCATTGTTTGAAGTTTTAATTAGTTCATTCATGCTGTCTCCTCCTAAGCTCTTAAGCTGCGATCAATAACCATTAAAGCGATTTCCTCAAGTGAACGATTGAACTTATTTGCTAATTCTTCAACGTTCATGCCTCGTTTAAAGGATTTATCGAACTCTTTTACATCTTTTTCATCCCAGTACCAATCAATTTCAACATCTTCTAACATCACATAAAGCTTTGTACGACTATGCTTCATAAAACGTTTGTCTAAGTTGCTTTCTATACCTTTCTGATAAAATGCCACGTCGTTATTCCTCCCGATAGCTATTTAGCATATTTTTGTCTAAGTCTTTGCTGTAAATCTGCAATCTTTTGTTGTTCAATAGCTGAATCTACTTGAGAAGACGTATTTTGATTTTCAGGATTACTATGTAACCAATCTGGAACAAGCTCTTCTCTTGTATGACGGTTTTTAGGTCCTGAATAAGCACGCTGTTTACTTTTCTGTTGCTTATATGCCAAGTCTTCAGCATTCACATCTTCTAAAGTTTTTAATTTCTTAGACATCCAGTTTTGTAAGATTGTCTCGGTATAAGTAAAGTTCGTCTTTCCATTCATTACAGTTCTCTTTAAAGCTTCTAAAACAAGTTCTGGAGATATGTCATCACACCAATAATGTATTTTTTCAGCTATAAGGGTGCCTATTGTTCCGAACCCATTCTCCTCATAAAATCTCATTATCTTTCCGCGTTCATCATCATTATTTAATTGTTTTGGTTTAGTTTCTTTTTGTTTATTTAATGTAGAAACATTGTCAGAAGAACTGTCGGAAAGATTGTAAGAAACATTGTTAGCAATCATTTCCGACAAGTCTACCAACAAGTAAATAGCCGACTTATTTCCTTTTCTAGATTTAAAATCTATATAACCTTTTACTTTTAAATCATTTCTTGCATTGCTAATAGTTCTTTCAGAGAGGCCTGTTTTAACACATAACACCGATGCAGCCACCGAAAATTCTCTCTGCCATCCGGCCTTATTGTTTACATGCACTAATGCGTGCCATAAAGCAATTGCCGATGTGCTGAGTGGATTTGTCTCGAGCCGATCATAGAATGCGTTAATTAACTTTATGTAGTTCAAGTTGCTACCCCTCCTTTCTTGTACAAATAGCAAAACCATTTTCAACTGAATTCACATTATAGTTTTCATACCGTTTCATGTATTTCAATATCAATCTCTTAAACTCCGAATTATCATGTGCTTGCTCCCAAATCAACGATGGAAGCAAGACACGATATTTAATTTCTTTAGATAAAATCATTCGAATTTAAGGTCTTGCTGTTCATGAATAGACGGCTTATCTTTTTCTTCAGAAGCTTGTACATCAATAATGTTTGGATCTTCTACATCAACTATTTCTGTTGCTTCATCCGTAATATCTTTCATTTCTGATTCTTCCTTCTCATCTTCCATAACTGCTGTTTGCATTTCGATAGAAAGAATTCCCCATTTACCTAACATGTTTCGTAAAACAGTTTTCATTGCCATAGCATCGTAGTCCGACTTCCAAACATTATTTAAAGCTTTTTTATCTTTCATCTTGTTGTGTTTGATACGATGTTCCTCAATCTCTTCTCGTGTCCAGTAAACCGTTTTTTCAAATCCATTAATCAATTTAAAATAGCCGCAATAACCAATAACCTTATCACTAGTAGCTGCATCTAAATCTAGTTCGACTTCTTCAGTAAGACGATTCCACTTAATTAGTTCTCCTTCACGTACCGTAATGACATTGATACCTTTATATTGACCAGTACGTAATGCTAACTGAATGTATCCTTTATACCCAAGTTGGAATTGTGCTGCTTTATGGCCTTTCTTGTTATCATAGAAAGGAACAATCCATGCATATCCTAAGTTCTTATCAATAGGTAAATCTAATGTTGCTGCTACCATAGCTGATGAAACAATACTCATAGGCTCAGCTGCTTGTATGTTCGGATCGCCATTATATAAATTTAGAAGTGATGACATAAATTGCGGTGCCTTTTTATCAAGCACTTGTTCAAATTTCTTTTTCATTGTTGGAGCATTTAATAAATTCTTAAGACCCAAAGATTGTGGAGAAACTTGTGTAGCTGTCTCCTGTTTATTTGCTAATTGATTTTTTAACGCTTGATTAGTAGCCATTATCCAATCTCCTTCACTCCGAATTTACGAGAATACGACGGTTTAATAACTTGCTTATATATTTCAGGAAATTTTTCTTTCAGTGCTTTTGTATCTACTAGATTCCTAGTTTGATTCTTCCAAGAAACTAAGAAACTATCAGTAATGCCAAATTCGGCATCCTTCAATTCAGCTTTCAATTTATTTTCAATTTCTGTTCTAGCTTGTTTAATTAGCTTCTCATCAGCTTTAACTTGTTCATATTGAAGTAAGTAATCTTTGCAATCAGATGAAAGAACAACCTCTTTCTCTGATTCAGCACGTTCATATTTCTCTTTTAAATATTTCTCTGCTGCACTAGAACCATCTAATGCTGGTGGATGACCTTGTTGCACATGATAATCCCAAAAATGCTTTTCGGCATCAATAATCATTTGGATAAGCTCTTCATCCCGTTCAATCTCTTTCCAAACAAAATGATTTCCACCGATTAACACAGCAATATAGCCTTTTTCTTTTCCTGTAACAGCTAAATAATGTTGAACTTGAACAAGATAAGTGGCTGGAATTTCATCATCTTTCCACTCTTTATCTAAGTAAGCACTAGCCGTTTTGCATTCCAATACAGCAGATTCCCCAACGACTAAACGATCTACATTCGCTCGAATGAATGGATACTCTGGATGACTATACATAAAGTTAGAACGACGCACCTTTTTATCAGTTCGTTTTTCAAATTCTTTAGCAACCACATCTTCCATTTCGTTTCCCCAGTAAATAGCTTCATTATCAATCTCTTGCGGAGCAACTTGACCTGTTTTTTCAAGCCATAATTCAAACGGAGTTTTGTATTTATTTAAGCCAAGAATAATACCAGCATCTGAGCCGCCAATTCCTTTTGAACGTTCCATTAACCATTCATTTCTATCCATATCACGAGTAGATATCGCATTAAGATTAACTGCCATGAAAATAACCTCTCTTTACTGTTTTCTATTAATGTGCTAAACTATCAATAATCAAATTTGTTAAACACTCGACTTCTGCGCCAACAGAAGTCTTTTTTATTCCCCTGCAACTTTGCACCATGATTTATTACCGACAAATTGCATGCAGCATTCTTCATCTTGATGAACCAATTCACCTTCGCAATCATATATATCTTGTCCTGCATAAATTTCTTCACCGCAACCTGCACATTCACCAATAACTTCAGGTTCTTTTTCGAATCTTTCCCATAAACGATCAATAACCATTGGATTTTCTAACATATGTGCCATTTTGCTACATCTCCCTTAATGTTTTTTTAAGCTGTTTCTTAGCAACAAATGTTTTTCAAATGATGAAAGCTTTAGCCATTCTCCAGCAGTGATAACCATGTTTTCAACCTCCTAGAAATTTCTCATTCTATTAGCGAAAAATTGTTCTTTTCGTATATTTTCATATTGGCTAACGGAAGGTATAATCACTCTGTCCGCTATTGCTTCTTGAGTCCAGTTCTTAACAACATCATCAAAATTAATTCCCCAGTTATTACACAAAGATATGAGTGTTGCTTCAGCAGCTTGTTGCATATCTAATATTTCTTCTGCTAGTTTCACAACTTCATAGTTTTGAACTTCATTAAACATGTCTCCAGGTCTCATATTCATACTTATTTTTGAAAGCTTTTTAGCAGCTTCGATTGCACCTTCTGCCTGTGCAACAAGATTGTTTAATTGATTAGGTACACTTTCCAAGAGTCTTGGATCAGTCGGTGGTAAACCCATTTTGTAAATATGCTTTATTTGTGATAATGCAGTATAGTCACCTACAACCCTGCACCAATCAGTTGCTAATTCAAATGGCGGTTGTGAAAAACCTGCCTCAATATTTGTTAAACGTTGAACCGTAATACCTAACTGCTCTGCTACATATTTCTTTGTTCTTTGTTCTTCTTGACAAGCTCGCTCTCTTGAAATTCTTAAGATGCTTCCTATCTGCGATGGCGAATAAAGAGTGGCTCCATTAAAAATGTTCGCCATTTTGTTCTCCTCCTAAGTTTTTAAATAAAGATTTATATTTTAGTTAATAACTAAACGACTTTATTAAAATAATTTGTGTTATCATCAACCCATTTTGTATTTTTTTCAACCCACTTCATAAGCAAGTGAGTCGGGATAAGTACACCTGCTTCACGAAACACTGGAAAGTCAGGTCTGTTTAATAATTCAGATGCTTTTGTTTGACTGATGTTGAATAATTCCATAAATTCTTTTCTAGTAAGCATTGGTGGTAATTGATTTTGTTTGATAACATTCGATACAGCTTTTTGAATTTCTTCACGAAGAACTCTTCTAAATTGTTCATCTGTGAAGTCTAAATTTACTTGGATCATATTAAACCCTCCTAAGCTGAATTTGTATGATTTTCTTGTACTTCAGATTCTAAAAAAAGGTGGTTAATATCCTTGTTTAAAATTTCTGATATTTTGATTGCATCTAATATTCTAGGTGTTGAATATCCATTTTCCCAATTAGATACAGCTTGCTTGGTATAATTCAACTTTGATGCTAGATCTGATTGTGTTAAGCCTACGGCTTTTCGAGCCTTTATAAGGTTTGAATTTTTCATTTATAACACCACCTTTGTATGAGTTTCTTGTACCTTATGTCTACATTATAAGTACAAGATTCTTATACGTCAACACAAAAGTATGAGTTTCTTGTATTTTTTATTTTATATTTACAATCTGTAGTACAATATACTTGTACTTAATTAATAGAAAGGTGCGGTAATTATGCTTTCTGTACGGATGAAGGCGGCTCGAAAAGCACACAAATTAACACAAGAACAACTTGCAATAAAAGTTAAAACAACAAAAGGAACTATTAGTAATTATGAAAATGGACATAGTACTCCATCTAATGAAATGTTAGTAGATTTAGCAGATGCTTTAAATACATCTATAGATTACCTTTTAGGCAGAACAGAAAATCCTGAATTTAATCCTGTTAATAACTCAGATGATTATCGAGAAAAAGCCAAGCAAATTCTAGAAGATTCAAATAAACAAATTGCTGCTAGAGATGGAGAAATAAGTGAGTCAGAAGCATTAGAAAGAATCGCTCGCATTTTAGAGAAACAAAAAGGCCGTCTACCTGGTCAACGCCAGCCAAGACCAAGGAAAAAATAGTATTATTCACCATATATCAACATATGGTGAATAAACAACCTTAATAAGCAAACTTCCCACCTAATTAATTACCAGTTATTCACATCAAGATATTCAACTAGGAGGTAAAGATGGGACTACTCGACATATTTAAAGCATCAGAAAACAAAAAATTAAAAGAAAAAATCACTTTACTTGAGAGACAGCTCTCCCCAGAACAACAAACAATAATAAATTTATCAGAAAAAATAGAGGAATTAGAGGTTACTATAAAAAATAAAGATAACCAACTTAATAAAGTTCTAGAAGATTTAACAAGAGTAGAAGTTGCCATTAAAGATAAACAAAAAGAGTTAATCGTCTTAGACGATGAAATATTATTTCAAGAATTTGCAATTTATAAACCTATTTATGACTTTGCTAATTCTGATTTATATAAAGAAAAACTAAATCAAATAAGACAACAACAAAAAGAAATGATTAAAAATAAAGTAGCATGTCACTATTTTGATAATTGGACTGTTGACGGAAGCAAAGCCAAAGGAAGAAAAATGACTAATGATAATATTAAACAAATTTTACGTTCTTTTAATACTGAATGTGACAATGCAATAGATAAAGTTAAGTTTAGCAATGTTGATAATATGAGAAAGCGTATTATTAAATCATGTGAATCACTTAACAAACTTAACCAATCAACCAAAGTATCTATTTCTGATGAATACCTTTCTTTAAAACTGGATGAACTGAATCTCGCATATGAATATGCTGTAAAAAAGCAAGACGAGAAAGAAGAAGCAAAGCGTATTAGAGAAGAAATGAGAGAACAAGCAAAACTTGAAAAAGAGCTTGTTGAAACCAGAAAAAATATTGATAAAGAAAAGAAACATTATAATAATGCATTAGATAAAATACTAAAACAATTAGAAAACGATGAAACAAATCATGATTTACTAATTAAAAAGGAAGAAATTGAAAGTAAATTAAATGAAATTGAATCCTCACTAAAAGATTTAGATTATAGAGAAGCAAATAAAAAAGCTGGATATGTATATATCATTTCTAATATAGGTTCTTTTGGAAAAGATATTTATAAAATAGGCATGACAAGAAGACTTGATCCTACCGAGCGAGTAACAGAATTAAGTGATGCGTCTGTACCTTTTAATTTTGATATTCATGCTATGATTTTCACTGAAGATGCTCCTAAATTAGAAGCAGCACTACATAATGCTTTTGATGCTAAAAAAGTAAACATGGTTAATAAAAGAAGAGAATTCTTTAATGTTACTCTAGAAGAAATTGAAGAAGTAATAAAAAATAATTTTGATAAAACGGTTGAATTCAATAGAATACCTGAAGCTGAACAATTTAGAGAAAGTGAACAAATGCGTAAAAATACTTTCTATGAAAATTCAATGAAATAATCTATGTAATAGTTTTATAGAATTATATTATATTTTGTTTAGTTTTATTTAGTTTAATAATGTAGAAAGATTACAGGAAAGACTATAGGAAGTATTGTAGGAAACAGTGTAGGAAAGATTGTCGGCAATAGTTGCTGACAGAAATAATGACAGGCAATAAATGCCGACAATTTTTTCTAACACTTTTGTTCCCTTATTTTTTTTACCATACAACAGAACATATATTCTTATTTTTTGGGGGTTAAAAGATGAAATACATATTTACACAACTAGAAGAAGATATTCGAGATTTTTATCATACCTTATCGATTACCAACCCACACGAAATAGATATGTATCATATCGCAAATACTTTTGATATATGGATTGAATATGAAAATGAGAAAAGTGACTTAATTGAAACTACTAATGGAATGTTTACAATATCTTTGGATAATAGACTAACTACCCAAGAACAATGGCAAGACTTTGGGCATGAGTTTGGTCATTATGTTAAACATGTTGGAAAGCAACATAAATTAAGAAAACATTTTAGAGATTTACAAGAATACCAAGCAGACAATTTCATGTATCAATTTTGTGTTCCAACTTTCATGCTATTTAATTATCAAACAGCAAATTATTTAAACATAGAATCTGGAATTACTTTTGTATCAGAAAAATTTAATGTAACTGAAGAATTCGCAAAAAATAGATTAATTCATTATAGAAATCAATTGATGCAAGCAAAAGCAGATGAAGAACATCGTATGTATATGGAGACTCTTTATCCGAAAGCACCTCCATATTCAAAAGAAACTAATAGGATACTAGCTCAACTACATAGACAATTAACAAATAAATCAAAATAGAAAGAAGATGACAACATGGCAAAACAGAATCTTTATTTTGAATATCTTAATGATCAACTAGTTCCTTATTGGTATGTACTAACTCTAGAAGACTTTGAGGTAGACTGGGATAAACGTTCATTCTTCTTTAATGTTTGTAAACCTACAGAACATAAAGAAAGAAATCTATTTGATGATAATAAGATTAGTGCTTCTATTAATATGTCAGACTTGATTATCAGCAACACAAAACCTAATGAAATTGGAATAAACTTAACTTCTGTAAAAAGAAGAGCTGAAGAATATGGAATTGATCCGTATCTAATTAATCAATTTGTAATGCAAATTCCAGATATAAATGAAGTGCTAACATTACTGCCAAATAAAAGAACAATGAGTTTTACTATTAAATAAAAGGAGGATTAATAATGGCATATTTTAAACAATTACCTGCAAAAAATAAGCAAGGCTATAAGTGGAAATGTACGATTGAAGGCCCTCCAGACCCTGCAACAGGTAAAAGAAGACAAATAACAAGAAGAGCAGATGGAAAAAAAGAGGCGTATAATAAAGCACTTTCTGCCTATAAAGAAATTGAGGAAAATAATGGTCAAGTTACTACTGAGGTAACATTTAATCAATATTTAAATGAATGGATTGAAACTTATAAAAAAGGAAAAGTTAAACCATCAACTTTTGAATCCCATAAGCGTACTATTAAAAAACATTTACTACCTATATTCGGTAATATGAAGATCAAAAAATTAGATTTACATCAGTACCAAAAATATATTAATTATCTACTTGAAACTAGAAAAGAAACAACTGTTAAACATATTAATGCGACTATGAGTAATGCCATGTCAAAAGCTGTACTATTAGGATTAATTATCAAGAATCCGTGTACAGGAGTTGTAATAAAGAAAATAGAAACAGAAAAAGATGATAAAATTCATTATTGGACTAAACCAGAAATCAATCAGTTTTTAAAAAAATGCATTGAAGATAAAATGATTTACTATTATTTCTTCTTAACTCTTATTAGAACAGGAATAAGGAAAGGAGAAGCAATGGCCCTTCAAGAGGAAGATATAGATTTTGAAAACAATCTAATTCATATTAATAAAACACTTCTTTATCACCTATCTAATGATGAAGATGCTTTCGGTCCACCCAAAACAGATAAATCGTATCGTAAAATCAAAATCGATGATTTTTTAGCAAATGAGCTTAAAAAAAGAATTTTAGAAAATAAAAAGAACAAACTTTTATTTGGTGATAAATACTCAAAGCTGAATTTTGTATTTTGCAAACCAAATGGAAAAAGACTACGATCACGAACATTACAAACAGCTCTTGAAAGAATCATGAAAAAGTGTGAAGTATCAAAGATCTGCATTCATGATATGAGACATACACATGCTGTAATGTTATTAGAATCTGGTGTTACTTTGAAGGAAATTCAAGATAGATTAGGACATAAAGATATCATGACCACAGGAAATATTTATTCTCATGTGACAGAGAAAATGGAGAATGAAGCAGTGAGTAAATTTGCAGAGTATATGGCTGATTCCAATATTTTTTAA